TCCTCCGTGCCCGGGACAGTACATGGCAGACTGTACGTCAGTTACGACATTGAGCTGCGTTTGGCACTTCTGCCATCGTCAGCCCATGTCGGACGTCCACTGTCCCTGATCAATTCTTCCAGTTCGTTGAAGGACACCAGCCCTATCGGCGATGTCTCAACACTCACGAACTCCACCTTCCAGTCTTTCCCAACATATCGGAAATCCCACGGATTTCTTGATCTTGCCAAAGCAGTTGCCATCCAAGCTCCAATGGATGGCATCTCTGGCCGGCCAAGAGGCATCCCGTACAGCAGAGCTGATGTACTGGATGAATGAAAGCATCGACAAGAAAACCGCTTACATCGGTTTTATGCGGCCGGGGAACTACCAGCTGGTAATCAGCTGCTTGTCACCACCCTCCCTTAAGCCTGCTGCGCAGTTTGGCGTTCTACCGAACGGCATCAGGCAGCAGAATGGGCAGGGTATCCTCTCTTACCCGCCACCCGCGCCGGAAGAGAAGGTCAACGAGGTTGTCAACTGTGAATCCCCAGATGGCACCGTCGAAGTTTGCACCAACCTTTTCGAATTCAACACCCAGACCGGTGTTGGGTACGTTGGCTGGACAATCGGGTTTGCTATCTCTATTGAGCGCACGGCTTTCGGCAGTGATGGATCTCCTCCGTACATTGCCCTGAACACCGTGGGGACAGCAACAGATGCAGCAGACTTCAAGGTATTGTTGACCAGGACAAGCACCTCGCCCTTCAACGTTGAAGCTGCAGCACCTGCAGCAACAATCAGGGCATCTGGTGATGAGTATGTGACCATGGACCAAGTACAGAGGTTTCTCAAGAACAGCAACATCAAGTTGCAACGGGATTCAGACGACGATGGGTACACAGTGCTGATGTGACCCACCATTTAAAATTCAGCAACCAACTATAGGAGAGTAGTTGGCCAGACCGTGGTTAGGTCGATCTGTTAGTCATGGATGTAACCAAGTTGTTAACGAGGCCGTCCGATGAGACAGAATCATCAAGCACTGAGGCCAGCTCAGAACGAACGCGATCGCAACTTGTGCCGATAGGGTACATGGATGGGATCAACCCTCATGATGTAGCGCAGGATTTACTCACTCGGTTCGAGACTGAGATGGGGAACCTGCGTTGCGTCCACCCAGACAACGTGGACTACATGCTTGCGAACAAGCGAGATTTCCAATTACGATTCAGAATGCGGGTTAGTGACATGACGCCCGCTAACGGATTCAAACTGTCTGGCAAAACAGGATGGACGTTTTTCCCAAAGCAACAAAATGGGGATTGTCTAACCAGGGCCTCTGTAACATATGGCCCGCCGGGGTTTGCCAAACAGTTTCCGAACACAACATGCATGGGCGCCTTCATGCGTGTTGTGAATAATGAATCAAGTGAAGATTTGGAAACTTGGACTCAACCAGAAGACTGTCTCATCGTGGTAGATATGATGAAACCGCATGGGGCAGTTGTATTCCGGGAGAAGGGCGTCCACTTCTGTGGGAAACTCTTGACCCTGCACAATGCACGGTCTGTGAGAAACTCCACAACGAGAAAGCGCCCACGCGAGGATGAAGAACATGAATCGGGGAGCGAAGGATCTGCACTGGTAGAGTATGATGAGCTGACTCTTGCCAGATCAGGCCCAAAAGCCCACAAAAGACTGTACATGCAGCGATTGCATAAGCGGCTTGAAGAAGGAGTGAAGGCCAAGAGAGCTTACGCGGAGTTGAGTGTTGCTTGCACCGCCCGTGATAAGATTGTCGATGGTCTCCTCAGAGATAGACAGGTTGAAGAGAAGAAGGCTTACGCGGATTTGTTGCCGGAGTTTCATGCTGCCTGCACCGCCCGCGATAAGGCTATCAGTGAACTCAACCAGATCAAGGAACTTCTAGAGCAAAAGCTAGCACAGGTCACCCCTTGTCA